ACCACCTCCACCACCGCCGGTAGACGAAATGCTTGAAAAAGAAGTGGCTGTTCCCACTGATCCAGCAATGTTTCCCCCAGAAGCAGTTGCTCCGGGACCTCCACCACCAATAGACACAGCATAATTAGTTGAAATCGAAACACTCAGTGGTGATTCGGCGCTCGCACCTCCTCCCGATTGCTCTCCAGTGACTGAGGAGCGATACCCACCGGCTCCACCACCTCCACCCCATTTAGCACCGCCACCGCCTCCAGCGATTACTAAACTTTGAACGCTGAATGTCGAAAGTTTTCCTTTCCCACCCAACACAGCAAGCATAATCCCACTCATGACACGTTGCCCGTCAGGACGCAGTTGGTGGCGTCAATAAACAGAACGGTGCAAACGCCTCGGATTGCAAGCGTTGCAGAAGTCACGGTTGTATCGCTTCCAGCAATTTTGGTAGTTACCGCAGAACAAGTGATTGTCTTGGTGCTTGCCGAATTGTTGTACAGAGAGATTGCATCTCCTGCCGCAAAAATTGATGCTGGAACAATTATTCCAGCAGACAAAGACAAGAATTTGCCAACGTCTGTAGCTACAAGCGTTCCAGTCGCATTTGTGCTAGACGGAATATTCAAATAACCAAGCGTTACAGCATCCGTAGATGGAAGCGTCTGGGTAAGTGTGCTTGCGGTATTGGCCGACTGAAGAACCGAAGTACCGGCCCCGCTAGAATTGCCTTGAAGTTTGATTGCGCTCATTATTGATCCTTTAAGCAGCGATGAGCCAAACTTGGCCCGTAGGGACGGTTACGGCAACACCCGTTGCCACGGAGACAGGCCCAACGCTAAATGCATTAGAACCTGCCGTTATAGAGTAATTTGAACTGATTGTTTGATAAGACTCAAGAACTGGCCCAGAAGATCCACCACCAGTCGACGCAATTGTAATTGAGCCGTTGCCATTTGTAATGGTGATGTTTGAACCAGCAGTCAGCGTTGACTTGGTTAAAGTATTGCCTGAACTGTTGCCAATCAACAATTGACCGTCTGTGTACGTAGTCTGGCCTGTACCACCATTGGCCACTGGGAGCGCCGTGCCGGAGTACGAAAGCGCCAACGTGCCAGATGACGTGACTGGAGTGCCGCCAACCGACAAAAAGCCTGGCGCAGACAATCCAACCGATGTAACCGTTCCAGAACCGCCGCCACCACCCGTTGAAGCAATAGTAATTCCACCAGCGGTATTGGTAATTGTGACGTTTGCTCCAGCCGTCAGCGTAGTACGAGTAAAGCCTGTGCCGTTACCAATATCGAGCGCACCGTTTGCCGGCGTAGTCGCTAACCCTGTACCGCCGTTTGCAACCGGCAATACGCCGGTGACGCCAGTCGTGAGTGGCAAAAGCGTCGCATTGGTTAAAACAGCGCTTGCTGGCGTGCCAAGAGCCGGCGTAGTGAGCGTCGGGCTGGTCAACGTCAAGCCGGCGATGGTCGCTGCCGTAGCGCCAAGCGCCACACTGGTCGATCCAATTGTGACCGATGAATTAGTCAGTCCAGCATTGGGAATGGTCGTAGAAGCCGTCACAGCGCTTGCGCCGTTGGCGTACATATAACCCGTCAAACCCGTGACGGTAAGCGTGCTGAACGCGCTTGAACCGCTTGCAGCGACCTTCTGCCAGGCTGAGCCGTTGTAGACCGCCCAATCGCCTACTGCCCAAGTGCTGATGCCGTTTAGCGTTGTTGAACCGGCAACCGAGACAACGTAGTAATACCCGAGCGTTCCAACGCTCGATGTAAGCGTCGGGCTATTAGTCGAAGCATTCCAGGTTCCCTGGTAGCTGTTGCTGGTCGTTGCAATAACGCTGGCAGCGGTAATCCGGCCCTGAGCATCGACGGTGATCTGAGGAATGCCGATGGACGTGCCATAAGTTCCAGCGGTGACCGCTGTATTGGCCAGCGAAATCGTGCCGGTTGTGGTGATCGGACCGCCCGTCAGACCAGTCCCGGTTGCGACGTTTGAGACGCCACCAGCGGTTGATGCGATGGTGACCGTGCCGCCTGGACCCGAATCGGTCAGCGTGATATTCGTGCCGGCTGTCAGAACCCGCTCGTTTGGCAGCGTGCTTGATGCGCTCAGCAGAACATAGCTATCGGTCGACCCTGCGCCCGAACTGATTGGCTGGCCACCATTGCCAACCAAAGTAATGAAATTGCCGTTGGCGTCATAAGTAGCGCCAACTGGGACCACGTTCTGCGACGTGACGGTATTAACCTGATTGGTCTGCGACATTTTTTATTCCAAAATTAAAGAAAAAAGCCGACCCTTTTGAGATCGGCTTTCCCCTTATTTGCCCAACTTATGGCAGGAACGTGAGGTCGTAACCGTAGACAAACACGTCAACGGTTGCAGGGTAAGACGCTGCCGTGCCGACGTTAAAGTATACCGCCTGACCCGTCTGAGCTGCCGTGCTATTGATCGTTCGCTGCGACACGACCGTAGAGCTGGTCAAGGCATTCAACGTCGCATTGGAAACGATTGCGGTGCCGCTTGCGCCAGGTGCTGGAAACACGCCAGCAAAAGGGACAGTTGCGGTACTCAGGTTTGCCGAAGCGTTGGTCACGATGACGTTAGAAACGCTGTAGCTGCCCGTGTTGAGGATCGGCAGAACGGTGTCACCCGTTACTGCCAAGCTGACTGACTGAGCCGATGCCAACAAACGCAGAGCTTGGTTTGTGCCAAGGTTCTGTGGATGATTGGCAACGGTAGTTGCGGGTCCCGGATTCGCCATGATTAATTCCTTAAATCTTTGTTAATTAAGCTGCGACTCGGCAACCCAGCTCTGGGTAGAGCATTGCCCAACCGTAAAGCACGTCAAGACGACATGGGACAGAATCGTTATTAATTGTATATTGACGGACCACACGAATCGAAAGCCCAAGCTCTTTATCCGATGCGCGTCCAGCAAATACGACCCCCTGCGGCAGCTCAAGATCGGCGCAAGCCAATGTCTCGCAATTGCGGTGAAGAATAATATTCTGTGGAGAAACCGTGCCAGTGTTATTAAACGGTGTTACAACAGCCGAGCTGCTGGTAGCCGAAACAAACACGTTTTGAAATTGGCCAGCGGTGATGATTGCAGGAGAAACCGTAACCGATGCCGAGCCACCTGAGCTAATGGTCACAGCGCTGGTAACCACAAAGTTACGTAGACGGTTTGTGCCGTAAGGCTGGCGGTTTTGTGGGTTAACAGCGTAGACGTTAGCGATGGTGATCACGTCGCCCTGCTGGATCGGCGCTGCTGCCGAAGCTGCTGCAATGGTGATCGTTGATGACGATGCCCAACCAGACGTCAACGAGCCGGTGAAGGTGGCGGTGTTGGTCGACAGGGTTGCAGTAGCGTAGGAGCCAAACGTCTGCGAGACCACGTTCTGGTCCATTTTCCAGCGCATACCAGCCGAGTCAGTACCCATCATGCCCTTCTCGTACTGATCGCTGATTTTCTGACTAGGCATAAACAGCCCTTTCAAAGAATCGACGATGGTTGCAGACGTGAATGGCTCGACGATACAAGCACGTCGACCGTCGCGTGGCGCACCTTCTGAGTCCAGATAAGCCTGGCCGGTCAGGTAGGTCAGCAACGAGGTTGGTGGAACGCCGGCCGTCCCAACGATGTTGGCGATGTTGTTCTTGGCAAGCACCAGACCGTCACGGTCGATCTTGTTGGCGATAGCAGCAACGCCAGGTTTGATCACGCGATCCGAGAACATATCCAGCGACAGAGCCAAGTCAGCCGTGCTGAATTGGGTATCAACGTGGAATTGCGTGGTCAGAGTTACGGGTACACTTGTCTCGTTGAAGTCCTCGACGGCGAGTGCCGGTCCCGTGGTTCCGATAAACCGTGCTGGTTTACGGACATTCACAGTCTGTCCGATTTTGGCCCCAGCGACCGCGAACTGATCATCATACTCACGGTTGATCTCGGAGGTGAACGTCAGTTCGTTCTCCAAAACCATAAGAGCTTCATTGGTAATCTTACTAATCGTAAGTAAGGTATTTGCCATTTTATTTCCTTCGCGTCATAGACGCATTAAATCTGTTTACCTGATCTTGCCGGCTTGTCTTGCCGCTTTCCATGCTGCGTAAGTCCCATGAAACTCCCCTTTGGAATTCACAAGATTATCAGCGGTTGCGTTGCTTGACTTGATAGGGTTAATCGGGGCTGGTGCCTTGCTTTTTACCACAGATCGCTCAGGTTTGCCAGTTTCAGATTTCTCAAACTTTGCTTCTAGCTTGCCAATAGCCCTCAACGCTTGCGCTGCCGACATATCATTAAACGTTCTGGCCTGATCTTGATTTGATGCAAGGTGATACAGGATTTGTGGTCCCACGTCTGACTCTAATATTGCGTCCCGAATGTGATTCGGCACAACAATATCGCTTGACGCCACCATCTCATCAAAATCATCAATCTCAGCCTTTGCCGCCTCGAGCCGCTTGGTCCAAGTCTGTACGACTTTCGCCTGCTGCTCTTGCGCTCGCCTTTCTGAATCCTGCCGATCTCGCTCTTTGAGTGCTCTTTCAGCGCTATATTCAGCCAATGCCTCTGCGTATTCAAACGCATCGGTGAATTGGTCCGGCGTTGGCTTGGCATCAGCAACAGGAGCCTGTCTCGGCGCCTGTCCTTGCTCCAAAGCCTGTAGCCGTGCTTCCAGCGCTTCCCTAGCATCACGTTCACGCTGGGCATCTGCCCTGGCCTGTTCGCGTTGCCTTGTCAGCTCTGAAAACCGCGCTTTTAGCTTGCTAGGTTTCCCTTCGCTTTCTACGGTTGGTGCTTCATCTTCCGCATCTGGCTCATTCTCAACCTCGGATTCGATTGGCTCTGCTTCTTCAGCAGCCTCAGTCGTTTCTTCGGGAGCTAAGTTCAGTTTCTGTGCAAAAAATTCGGCCTGATTCTCACTTGTGACAACTTGCGTTGTCTCTCTTGGTTCTGACATGGTTACCCACGGATTTTCCCGGTGAAACGCGCCGGTACGATTGCGCTTATATAACCCGCTTTTAGCTCTGTGTCAAAGACTATTGCATAAACGGGTTTTGACCTTGGTCAACGTCCTGCACAGCATAGGTCGCAGCCATCATCTGCTCAGCATTCCGGCGCTCAATCTCTCGAGCCAATGCGTCAATAGGCATATTGTGAATCAGCAGGTTAACCAGCGCATCAATCTCGGTCTTGTTCTGGCTCGTAATTGACCGAGTGTTCTGGTCATTGACCTTAACCTCGGCCATTGTCTCAGTGTTATGAGCCTTTGCCGTGACTTCCATGAGCTTGCGCTTGTTAGCTCCTTCTTCTTTGATCTGCGCCACCTG